CTTAGAATGGCAGTCGAGTTTGGCACTCAACGTGATATGATAAACCCAGCTAACTTAGCTGATACATATTACGAATGGGTGATGAAAGAGGGTAGCGGAGAAATTCGTCCTCAAGACAATCGGAAAGACGATAGCCCTAAGTCGGCTAAAAATTCTAGGAGTGTCCGATCAGTCGGGTAGCACACCGCAAACTGGTAAAATGTAACTTGTAGCAATGGGAGTGACTAGATATGTCAACTCAAGTAACTACAGCATTTGTCCAGCAGTATTCTGCAAACGTGCAGATGCTTTCACAGCAGATGGGTTCTCGTCTGCGTGATGCGGTGCGCGTTGAGAATATGGTTGGGAAAAATGCTTTCTTTGACCAAGTTGGTAAGGCAACCGCGCAGAAGCGCACAACTCGCCATGCCGACACCCCTCAAATCGACACACCACATGCACGCCGCCGCGTGTCTTTGGTGGACTACGAATATGCTGATCTGATTGACGATCAGGATAAAGTTCGTATGTTGATTGATCCAACATCATCGTATGCAATGGCTGCTGCCGCTGCTATGGGTCGTGCAATGGACGATGAGATCATTGCTGCTGCCCTTGGTACTGCATACACTGGTGAAACTGGTTCAACCGCAACCTCGCTGCCTGCTGCACAGCAGATCGCTAATGGTTCGGCTGACCTTACTGTTGCAAAGTTGCGTCAGGCCAAGAAGATTCTTGACCTGTCAGATGTTGACCCATCTATCCCACGCTACATTGCAGTAGGCCCAGATCAGGTAGAAGCTTTGCTTGGTGACACAAACGTAACCAGCAGCGACTTCAACACTGTGAAGGCACTGGTACAAGGTGAAGTCAATCAATTCATGGGCTTCAACTTCATTGTAACTAATCGTCTGGCTAAATCTGGCAACATCCGTTCATGCTTTGCATGGGCAGAGGATGGTCTTGCATTGGCAGTAGGACGCGATGTAAATGCTCGTATTGATGAGCGTGCTGACAAAGGTTATGCAACGCAAGTCTATTACGCCATGAGCATCGGCTCTACTCGTATGGAAGAAGAAAAAGTTGTCCAGATCGACTGTGACGAAGCAGCTTAAGGGAGATCTGACCAATGGCGACTGTATATTCCGTACAAAAGACCAAGTGGGATCAGAATGTTCCTTCTGAAATGGTCAAAACCAATGAGATGGGTGGTCGTATTCGCGTAGCACACGCTGTTTATGAAGCATCTTCTCTGGCTTCTGGTGACGTTATTGAGATGTTTAACATCCCTAATGGCGCACGTTTGCTGGAAGGCTCATTGGCCCATGACGCACTTGGCGCGTCAACCACATTGTCTGTAGGCTATGCTGCCCACACTGACAGCAGCGGCTCTGCCGTTTCTGCTTCAGCAGCGGCATACAAAGCAGCAGCAGCTTCAACTTCAGCACAGAAGGTAGACATCTTGGCTACTCTCGCGCTGGGTTCTGGCACTGTTGCCGACACAGATGATACTGGTTTGCCAGTGACAGTAACAATGGGCGGTGCCGCTGGTACTGGTACCATTGAACTGACAATCAAGTACGTTCTTGACTAAATGAGATAGGCGGGGTGATGGGGGTCATCCCGCCTTTCCCACATCAGGAGATGTAGATGCCATCAGTTGTAGATATATGTAATCAGGCGATGGACTTGCTAGGCGCGGCTACTATCACATCCCTGACCCAAAATTCAAAAGAAGCTAGGCTTTGCAACCGCAACTTTGAAGTAGTCAGAGATGCGGTTTTACGCGCACATCCTTGGAATATAGCCATTTTCAGAAAGACATTGGCGCAAAACTCAACCACTCCTGATTTCGGGTTTGCTTATGAGTATACGCTGCCTACCGATCCATATTGCTTGCGGGTGCTTTCATTCTGGAACAGCAACGTCAATAACGATGTCGCTGCATACGATAGCAATGTCATGTATAAGATTGAGGGCCGCAAGGTTCTTAGCAATGAAGGCACTTGCAAAATTATCTACATAGGGCGTGAAGAAGATACAGAGCAATATGATGCTTTGCTTTCTAACGCTATAGCGCACAG